TTTACGGGTCTCTATAATAGAATTTAGACCATGTTTGCACATAGGCAATATTGTCCGTAATCAATGTGCCATAGGCATCATATGCAAATACATAGATATAGAACTTGGGTCCACTAAATGAAGTATCCGAATCTTGCGAGAACTTCACCAACTTCTTCATAGGTAACCAGAACTTGTGGGCATGAGTAAATTCACGCTCTTGAGCAATAACAGATGCTAGCTGAGGTGTTATGTTCTTCTTCACAAACTTCTGATATACAATAGTTCCAATATCCGTGTTAGCACTGTCAAGTAGAATGTTGGCTGTAGTATCCTCCATGAGAGCTGACAGGAAAACTGGTTTACGATCTGAAGTACACTTCAAAACCAGAATCCTAAACGTAACATTCATACGATCCTTCTTCTGACCAAGCAGCATATGTACTGCTACACCGGTAGAATAAATCTGATCTCCATTCCTTTGATTATCACCAACACCTTGTGTGGGCATACAGGCTGCCTGAATAGGTTCCAAAGCTGTGGGAAGCAAACGTCCAGAGGCAGGTGATCCTGCATTGTGATACAACTCTATCTTGCCGTGATCATACGTCTTATGCTTGGGTTCAGACATCTTCAAAAGAGTTCTTTTAATAGTAGGGATCAAACGTCCCCTCCCTCGTGTACCACGAAACATCCTCTTCCTACGATAGGTACTCTTACGAGCCTTCTTGCTGCTGCCGTACCGGCTACTCCTCTTCCTCTTGTACGCCATCTGTTCTGATCTTCTGTACATGCTTATATACTTTCAGTACCAATAACAAAACTAATGCTATTGCACTGCACATGGGTTCCCAACTAGGGGGTAGGTCGCACTGGATATACATAAGGGACGAGTTCATCCTCGTCAGTGATGGTCCACATCTTCCAACGATCGAGACTTAAATACATCTTCTTCGGAGCGCGGTTCGTGAACACAATGATGTTCGGCTCATCAATGAGCATAAACTTCCCGTGATACCTCTTGTCATAAAGGTACCCATCCTTCAACGTCTCTACACCTGCGTAAAAACTCGCAAGTGCCTTCTTGGGCATGGACCGGGGCATGTCGATAATATACAACTTCTCGTTCGGCTGTGACATGCAGAACTGCACCACATCCTCCATCTTCTCGAAAGGGGGAACAATTGACCCCCAACCCTTACAATACGCATACTTGCAGAATGCTCCTTTGCCCCTGTTCCCTCTCACATCTATTACAATGTGAATGCACCTGTCGTCATAGTCATCGACTTCCAAAAACAGAGAATTTTGCCAAGGCAACAATCCCTGATCCTGAAGCTTCTTTGCAGTACGAGTGAGCTTCCTCTCCTTGTCCCTGTCACTCCAAGGTCCCTCTACCCTGGTCTGTTCCTTCATGCAGTAGAACGGTTCTCCCTTACATGCCTCATTTGAAGTGTGAGAAACCCTGAACCCCGTTACATCATGCTGAAACAAAAGGGTCTTGACAGCATTCTCCGTAGTCTTCTTGAACAACGAGATGCGACACTGATGGTGAAGGTACCCATCTGGATTCTTCTCCGTAGATTCCTCGCCTCTCTCAAGCTGAAATGTCCACTTCTTAGCAATGGTCTTAAAGACAGATTTCATGAATTCCACTGTCTGATCATTGGCTGACACGGTGATGTCCCAGGTCGCACATCCAGGCATGGCCTAGCTTAGCTGGGGGCTTTCCGGCGGACGTTCGTCCTGTAACAATTTGAAAGCCCCTTATATATAATCTTAACCTATTGGAGACATTGGATACCACTAGCGCAGATAGACAAAAAAAAAAAATTTAACAAACTGACGCAAATTCTTTACAGCTGATTTTTTTAATAAATAACTGTTAACCCTCCGGGGGGCGCTCCGCGCGGGGAAGGGCATGGGGCCTGCGGCCCGGTGTTTACGGGTCTCTATAATAGAATTTAGACCATGTTTGCACATAGGCAATATTGTCCGTAATCAATGTGCCATAGGCATCATATGCAAATACATAGATATAGAACTTGGGTCCACTAAATGAAG